GAAAAGAAATGCAAAAGTACACGAGTTATTATTGCAAATTCAAGTTTGAAAATTTCATTATAGAAAGGACTGTTGAATATAGAATTCGAACTTCCAATTAAAGATTTACTAAAACAATTTGGCGGTGGACTGCCAGATGTAGTAGATTATCAGTATTATGTAAATTTACAGCAGCGCAAAATTATTGTGAATGAAGCCATTTGCGATACTATCCTTGAAAGCGCTGTTTTACCACTTATTGAGATGGATAATGATGGCTCTGGAGAACCTATTACAATTATTCTTGATTCACCTGGTGGCGATGTATATAGAGGATTTAATCTTGTTGATGTTATTGAAAAGATTAAAACTCCACTTACAATTCACATTATGAGTATGGCAGCCAGTATGGGGCTACATATTGCTATGGCAGGGCATAATAATCCAAACGTAAAAACCGTATGCCATCCATTTAGCGTAGGTTTACTTCATAGTGGATCAGAATCTGTTAGCGGAACAGCTCATGCTGTAAGAGATTTATTTAATTTTTCACAGAAATACGAAGAGAAAATTAAACAGTATGTACTTTCACATTCTAATATTGATGAAGAAATGTACGAAAAAGTATATCGTCAGGAATTATGGCTTGATGCAGATGAAATGCTTCGCCTTGGAATTGTAGACGAAATCATTTAATTTTTTATTCATAAAAATGCTTAAACTCCCTCTATTTACACTATACCACATTTTTAATCAAGTGTGTAGAGGTATTTCACAAATAATTAAAAAAATTCACATTAGTTTAAAGGAGGATAAATATGGCTAAAGCTTTATCTTATAAAAAATCTACTACTGTTACAGTTAAGGCGG